GCAGAAGGCGTTGGGGGTCTTCACCGCCAGGCCCACCCGCTCGGCGATCTGGATCAGCACGAGGCCGCGCGTGGCGTAGTCCGAGTGCTGGGCGTAGATCTGGATGTTGACCATCTCGCGGTCGAACAGCTCGGCGCCGTCCATGAAGTCGCCGACGAGGCCCGTGTTCTCGGCGATGGCCGTGGACTCCAACACGTCGAGGCGCCACAGGCGGGGCGTCCCGTCGGGGTTGGTGGTGACGAGGTTCAAGTACTGGCCCGTCGAGTCCTTGAGCAGCTCCAGCTCCGTCAAGTCGGCGGGGTGCATGACGATCAAGTTGGGCAGGTAGCCCGCCTCGTGGATCTCGCCGATGGCCTTGCGGAAGGCGTCGGCCGCCGTGTCGCTACCGCCCATGGTGTAGGTCAGGATGCCCGACGTCGAGAGGATGCCCGTCAGCGTCCCCGTCCCGCCGCCGCCCGAGAGGATGTGCGTCTCCTCCGAGCGCGCCATGATGTCGGGGAGCTGGGCGTTGATCAGCGCCTCCAAGCGGGGCTCGTCGTCGAGGATCTCCTTGTTGGGGGAGATGTTGGACGAGAGGGTCTGGATCGTGACGGTGATCGTCTCGGTCTGGACCTTGGTGGCGGGACGCACGAGCGCCTCGCCCGAGAAGCCCACGATGGTCCCCGTGACGCGCGTGTCCACGGCGATCACCGCGCCCACGTCCGCCGTCAGGGTGATGACGTTGGTGGTGCGGTTGATGGCGCTGATGACCTTGGCGGTCGTGCCGATCAAGATGGACTGGCCGACGTAGAAGCCGTTGGCGTTGTCGACGGCGATCGTGTCCTCGTCCGACACCGTCGCCGCCGCAAGCTCCGTGTAGACCTCCCACTGGTAGGTCTGGCGGTCGTACTGGATGGACCCCTTGGAGGTCGGCGTGACGCGGAGATAGCGGCGCAGGTTGCCCTTGAAGCGGCGGATGGGGACGATGGGCTGGATGCGCTCGGGCTGCTGGAGGCCGGGCATGTCCGTCGAGAGGTCGTAGATGCCCTTGGTGCGCACGCCCTGGCCAAACATCTTGCGCGCCAGGTCGCGGGGGACGTCGATGGAGATCGAGGGCACGGCGCCGTTGAGGAGGTTCTTGTACTGGGCGTGCTCGGTCGCCATGCTTCCCAGGCTCTTGACCTCCACCGCGCCCGATCCGCCGATGCCCACGCGGCCCAGCGCCGCCTTCACCTTCGCCACGTCCTCGCGGATCGTCTTGAGGTCGGCGTCAGGCGCCGCCTTCTTGAGCGCCTCCTCGATGCGCGCGGTGAGCTCCGCGCCCGTCTTGGCCTCCATCTCGGCGCGCAGCTTGGCCTCGATGCCCTCGAAGCCCTTCTTCACTTGCTCTTGGATCGGATCCATCTTCACCCTCCCAGGGTCAAAAGCGCGGCGGCAAGGCGGCGCTGGTCGTCTTCCTCGGCGAAGCGCGCGAGGGCGTCCGCGAGGGCTTGTTGGCTCTTGGTGTCGTCTTGGGGCGCGGCCTTGTTGGAGGCGCCCTCGTTGTTGTCCTTGGCGTCGTCACCGCTCTTGGCGTCGGCGTCGCCGTCTTGGTCGTCGTCGGGCTCAGCGGGCAGGCTGGCGAAGCGGTGCCCTGGCACCTGGACACGGCCCAGGCTCTTGACCACCTCCAAGCGCGCGCCCCAGTTGGCCGGGAAGGTGACGGGCGAGAACTCCAAGAGGCTGAGGTCCGTGAGCTCCGAGGGCCACATCCAGATCGGCCCCACCAGCTCGGCGGGGTCAAAGTCCTTCTCCCCCAAGTCGGTGATCCCGCCTGGGCGGATGCGGTAGCCGATGCTCACCCCGTCCACCAACCCCTCGGCCATCAGGGCGCGCATCTTGCGCGCCGCTTCGTTGTCGGGGTGCCCGCTGATCTCGGCTTCGAAGTACAGGCCCACGCCGTCCTCCTTCAGGACCGTGGGCAGGCCGATGGGCTCGTCCCATCGGTGCTGAGAGAGGACCTTGATGCGAGGCACGGTGAGGCCCTTGAAGCTCTCCTCGATGCTACGCTTGAACGCCCCCTTCTTCACGCGCTCGTTGTACGAGTCGAACACCTTGAAGATGGAGGCGTACCCCTTGATGATGCCCTTGTCGCCGACAACCTGGATCTGCGCCTTGACCTGCGGACCCAGGATCGTCCCTTCGGGCGCGCCCGTCTGGGCGGCCTGCTCAGCCTGGGCGGCTTGTTTGAGCTTGAGGACTTCCTCGGGCGTGATCTTGGTGTCTTCCATGGTCAAGCGACCTCCAGGCGGGGCGGGCGGGCGGGCGTCGTGTTCTTGGGTGCGGCGTCGGGCTCGGCGGGCGCGCTGGACGCTGCGGGCTGCGCGGGGATCAGGTGGCGCGGGGAGCTTGCGCCGTCCACACCGTCGAGGCGCAGGCCCAGACCCAGGCGGCGGTTGACCTCGGCCAGCGGGACGCCCATGTCCCACAGGCCGCGCGCGGTCGTGATCATGTCGGGCGTGAGCTGGTTGAGGATCTCGATGGAAGACGTGTCAGGCCACAGGCGAAGGTCGGCCCCGAAGTCGGGCGAGACGAGGGCGTGGTTCAGCACCCCCGCCAGTTGCTCGACGTAGGGCAAGATCGTCAGGCGCCAAAAGCTGCGAAACGCCGTCTCGACGTTGTTGTAGGTGGCGTTCTTGTAGCGGCCCACGACGGGGGGCGGGCAGCCGAAGAGGGCGCAGATCTCGTCGGCGGAGGCGTCGCGCGAGGCCACGAAGTCCAGCTCCTTAGGGGAGAGGCTCACCTGCTGAAACTCGGTGTCGGCGTCGAGGAACATGACCGACCGACCGTTCTCGGGCGAGAGGTGGCGCGCCTCAAACTTCTTCTTGGCGTCCACGAACTGATCCCAGGTCATGTTGAGTTTGGAGCGGTAGATGCCGCTGGGGACGGCCATGTTTTGCAAGCTCGCCGCTTGCCAGTCCACCGCCGCCGCTTCGGAGTCCACGGCCTTGGCGCCAGCCCGAAGCGGCGAGAGGCCGCGCATCGGCTCGGCGGGGTCGGGCCACAGGAACGGCACCACGTCCTCGACGGGCTGGCGCTTGGGTTGGGTCACCCCGCCCACCTTGAGGTCATAGCCCGCGATGTAGAGGCGCGCGTCGGGCACGGGCGCGAGCTGGTCGCCGCTCACCAGCCACAACTCCAAGGGGGGCGCGCTGGGGTCTAGGCCTCGGTTCTTGATCGCGTACCCCTCGCCGCCCAACAAGAGGTACTGCATCAGCAGCGTCGTCCACGTCGCGCGGTCCATGAACGGCGTCGGGCGGTCCATGAGGGCCTGGAGGAGATCGGCGCGGGGGTCGCGGGCGAGGTCAGCCCAGGCCCACGAGCCGTCACGCTGACGGGCTTGGACGCGAAGCGGGACGGAGCCCACGGCGCGGGAGATGGCCAGGCAGCAGACGTACACCCAGGTCGTCGCCTTGAGGCCCTCGGCGATGGCGTTGGCGGTGGACCAGTCCTTGTAGATGGGTCGGCCGAGGCGCCACGAGGGGATCAGCTCGCCCCCGTGGATGCTCTTGAGGTGGGTCGCGGCTTGCTCGTACTCCTTGGCCCAGCGGCTGAGCTGGTCAGCGGAGGGCTCGGACGAGGCAAGGGCGGGCAAGGTCGGGGTGCGCCCCTTCCACACGCTCGCCACCTTCTCCCAAGCTCGCCCCCAGCCACCCATCCACACCTCTTGCCGCGTGCCCGCGTTGGGCCTCTGGTGTGAGTGCTAGGGAGAGCGGGGGGAGGTCGTCAACGCGCGGACGTAGGTGCTGCTCTTGTCGGCGCGCGTAGGTGCGGCGCGGGCTTGGCTTGGGACGGGCTACCAGACCTTGACCACGCCCCCCCTGGGAGAGAGGCCGCGCGCGTACTGCGCGAGGCTCCACCCGTCGGCGGCGTCGTCGTGCTGCCCCGTGGGGGCTTTGAGGGTGTCCGCCTCGATGGAGCCGAGTTGATCAAAGGTCTTGGCGTCGCGGATCAGGAGGGCAGGCAGGCGGGCGGGCTCTTGGGCGTGGGCGGTGTAGGCGACGAGGACCTCGGAGGCCACCGCGTCCCAGAGCATCGGCTGGGATGGGCCTGTCTTGTTGTACCCGTCGCGCCCGTCGAGCCCTTCGAGGACGAGGACACCCAGCGCCTTGAGGCCCGCCATGACCGCGTGGCCGTGGTTGTTGCGCTCCACGAGGACGGGGGCGTTGTACCACGCCGCCAGCGCCGCGATGCCTCTGGGGAAGACGCGCTGGGGCTCCCACTTCCCGTCCCACGAGGCCACCGTCCGACCCGTCTTGCGCTCGACGACCGTACATGCCGAGTCGTCGCCCGTGGCTAGACCCTCGGCGGGGTCGGCGCCGATGCGGTACTCGGCCCCTGGGATGGGCGCCTCGTAGATGCGGAGGTTGTCCAGGGCTGGGGCACCCTGGACGAGGATGGGGGGCTGGGGGTCGAACAGGGGCGCGAGCCACAACCCTGGGAGGCGCTTGGTGCCCGCGAGCGCGGCGAGGGCCTCCTCGGGCGTGTCGGGGTAATTCTCGTGGAGGAAGTCGAGCGTCCCGTTCTGGGCGAGGCTGTGCTGGCGCTGGGCCTCGTACCACGCGGCGTCACGACCAGGGCGGGCGCGCCAGCCCAAGAAGAGGAGCCGCCAAGACGAGGAGCCGTCACGAGCCGAGCGGGCGATGCGCTTGAAGGCGCTCCCGGGCTTGTCCTTCTTGACCTTGCTCAAGAGCACCAAACGCCCGCCCGCGTCGATGGTCGGCTTGACGGCGTTGAGCATCCCATCAAGGTCGTCGCATAGGTCGGCCTCGTCCACGATGGCGAGGGAGAAGGTGTAGGAGTCGCCCGCCGAGGTGGGGAAGGCGCGCACCGTAGAGCCGTTGGCGAGCTCCCATGTGGTCTTGTTGTCCTTGCCCTTGCGCGTGGGGACGCGGCACCAGTCAGGGAGGCGGCGGTGCATCTCCTTGAGGCGCGCATCGAGGAGGTCCACCGCTTCCTCTTGGCGGCGCGAGAAGAGCCCCACCGCCGAGCCGGGGCGGAAGGTGATCAGCCAAAGGGCGTAGCCCAGGAGGAGCCACGTCATGCCGAGCTGGCGGGCCTTGAGGATGGCGAGGAGCTTCGCGTCGTGGACCGCGTCGAGGGCGCGAAGCTGGGCGGGCCAGAGCCGAAACGGCGCCCAGGCGCCCCCCTCGCCCGCGCCGTCCTTGGTGTCGAGGAGGACGTAGTGGTGGATGAAGTAGGCGGGGTCGGCGGCGCACGCGCACCACTCGGCGGCGATGTGGGCAAGATCGTCTTGGGCGGAGCCTTGGCGAGAGGCGGGCGGGCGGGCGTCTTGATGGGCTCTTGACGGGCTTTTGATGGGCTTGCCCCTGGAGGCCCTTGGCGCGGGGGTCGTCACGGCCTGGGCCTCTTGATGAGGCGACGGCGCAGCGCGAGGGCGAGGTCCGCGCCTTCCAGGCTTCGGGCCTTGGGGCGGCTCGTGAGAGCGACGAAGAGCAAGACCCCGCCGCATACGAGGGCGCTGGCCCCGAAGCACGCCCATACGTCGAGGAGGCTCATGGGGCGCCCCAGATGTCAGCGAAGGGAGTGGCCTTTAGGTGGTCGCCGCAGACCCGTAGCACGTCAAGGCCACCGTCGCCCACGCGCAAGAGCCAGGTGTCCGTCCAGCCCGCCGCCAGCCGCTCCACGACCAAGCCCGAAGGCGCGGCGATGCTCACCCTGTAAGCGCGCCCATGGGGGTCAGCCTGGGCCAGCGCGCGGCGTAGGAGGTCGTGGGTGGGCTCGTGGGTGGGAGCCCAGCTCAGGACGAGCTTGGCGAGGTCGGCGGCGAGGTCTTGAAGGTGGGGGGTCATGGGCTGGCCTCCCGTTCGACGCCAAACTCGGGCACATAGCGGCCCCTGGCGCGAAGCTGCTCGACGACCTCGGCGCGGATCTGGCGGGCCTTGTCCACCACTTCGAGGGGCACCTCCTTGCGCGGCGCCTCGGCCAGCACCGCGCCGCCCGTCAAGACATCCATGACCGCCAGCGACCGCGCGGCGCGCACCCTCACCTCGCGGCGGTAGCTCTCCCACTCGGGGCTGACCCACAGGTGCCCCTTGGAGGTCCAGTACCAACTTGGCCCCGCGCCTCCAGGGCGGTCGAGTTGGACGTGTACGAGGACCACATCGCGCCCATGCCAGGAGCGCCAGCCATCGGCGAGCGGGGCCACGTCGGCGCGGATGCACTCGGCGCTGCGCTGGAGGGTGACGGCGTCCCACTTCATGGCTCACCCTCCCCGCTCCCATGACCAACCGCCCAGCTTGCGCGGTGGTAGGTGTCGAGGTGGAGGCGCGCGCCAAAGGCGCCGAGTCCATCCAGGTCTGAGAGGGGCGTCGGCACAGCGGGCTGGCGGGCAGGCGCTTCTTGGGGGAAGGCGGCAAGGATGGTGCGGGCGAGCCCGAGGGTGTAAGCGCGGGCGTCAGGGTTGGTGGGCGGGTTGCGCAGGCGCAGCGCCTCGTAGAGCAACTCCACGAGGGCGCGGGTGTGCGGCGGGAGGTCTTCGATGGGCTGGACCGCGAGGTCGAGCTCTTGGAGGAGGGCGTCGTAGATCATGGCTAGCCTCCTTCGTTGGAGAGGTTGGCGCGCCACTCGGCGGCGCGGGCTTGACCATCCTCGCGCGCACCGGCGCCGAGGACTTGCGAGAGAGCGAGCGCGAGGGCCTCGGTGGCGGACGTCTCGGGCTCCTTACCCCAGCCACGCTTGCGGCCCTTGGACTCCAGGACAAAGACGGCGGCGCGCATGTCTCCGCTGAGCGCGCGCGCAAAGACCGTGCCCTCAATGGCGTCGATGGCCGTCTCGCGAGCCTCGTTGAGCGCGGCGCGGACCTCGGGGTATTTTGCGGCGGCGCGGTCAACAGTATCGCGCGAGACGGAGAGCTTCTTAGCGACGACGGCGATGACACCGTTTGAGCCCTCGCACGCCGTCGCGATCTCCTTGGCGGTGTACCTGGGCTTTTGGATTGGCGGCTTGGGCTTGGGTTTCGCCGCATCTGGGGCACTCGGCGAGGGTTGGGTCTTGTCGGTCATTTCTTCCACTCCTCCCTAATGATTTTTGGAGCCGCATTATTCCAATTGATTTTATGGTGTATTCTATAGTTCGGAGATCGTGGGTCGCCAAGCGCGCCGATCTGGACGGCGGACGGGCAGTGCATCACGGAATAGAAAGACTTGACGTAGGTGCCTCCATCCAGATAGGTGGAGGTCATGCCGCCCGCGTCTTGCTGCGTGGTCTTTGTATTTAACATTACGTTCATCAGCGTAAAAAACAAATACCCCTGACGCCCCATATTCGTATAAGTATTTACATCTTCATTGATGCGGCCCGTGAATTTAAATGGCCGATCCGTCGAGAGCAAGAAGCTCCCCATCGCCTTGCGGCGGAGGCG